TCCTATAATACCTATCGTCATTACTATTCCTACCACTACTGCCACTAAGCACCATAGTAATAGTTTGATATCTTTATCATTCATTGTCTTATCTTACGTCTATACAGTATGTATGATCGTATCCTTCTTGGCACTATATTCCATAGTAATGATACTTCTTTACTTGTTCCATTACTATACAATACACTCCACTTGTTATTCCATCCATCTATCTTGGATAGTCCTACTGGGTTTGGTTTGTGTGTTTTCCAATAGTCTGTATATGATTTAAGAAATGTCATCCACGACTTTCGTAAGGGTCTCTAGTATGTGTTCTTTCGCTTCTTTACTGATTGTTTCTAAAAAGCGGTCACTCACAGGTTCTTCATCGTGTATACTATCATATATACGGTTATATAGGTCTCCTACCAATACATACGTTGGAAACTCCTTTATATCTACTGTCTTAGTCACTGATACTGTATCTCTGTTTACTGCATCGAATGATGGGTATCCTTTCTCATGTACTGGATTCCACGTTACACTGTATTCTTTACCGTTTTTCATCAAGTTCCTCATTTATCTCTTTTAGTCTATTATCGATATCCATTAGTTTATCGTTGAGTGCGTCTATGTCGTATACCATCGCTGTTTTCTTATGTGAGGCGTATGGTGTTTGATATGGGGGTGTTCCTTGGGGTGGGTTAAGGTTGTGTAGTATTTCTTTCCACTCCTCATGTTCTTGGTGTAATCTCACCTCTTCCATTCTTAGTTGCATATACCGACTATATCTTACTTGTTTACTCATAGTACAATCACTTCCCCTTCTGTCTCAATCCATACCTTTGCACCGCATGATAGTGGTTTGTCTGGACTGTACACGACTTTACTGTCGCCTTTGATGTGTACCTCATGTCCATATCTATTTTCCTTATACGTTTTGCATGTGATGACAGGTTCACGCTCCCCTGTCTTTGCATTACTCCTAATGATGTGTTGATTGATGTGTATCTTTGTTTTCATGCGAAGTTTTCCAATCCACTATCTTCTCCGGCATATCCAGACTCTAGACGGTCAATCTCATCCTTTAATCGTAGTTTCTCTTTCTTCATACCTTTTAGGAATTGGTCTGGTGCATTCTCTGCTTCTGCAGCTTCTACCCTTGCATGAAGTTCTTTATGTTTTGTTTTAAGAACATCTATTCTGTGTGATACGTTCATGGTCTCTCCTATTTGTAATCTGTGTTTAACCGTCCTACGACAGTGGTGATATCCTCTTTTACATATACCCATTCGCCCGTAATCATCTGTATTGCAGTGTACGGATGTTCTTGTTTTGAATTCGCTGGATATATACCGAGTATGTGTCGAGGATTTAAACATACTGGCTCGTTATACTTACTACTACCGACACCACTATCTCTATTCGTAAACACTGCAACATTAGGCCCTCTTGCCATGGTTGTATGTGTTACTATAAAGGTGTCGTGTTCCTCTATCTTACCCTTTGATGCTTCCATGATGGAAAACACCTTCTTATCATCATCACTCACAATATTAACTCATGTTCAGCTCTACCCCAATGTCCCACTGGAAAGAAGTTGAATGCAATAGAGTATCTATCCCATTCGCTTTTATTAGTACCTACACCATGCATCAAATTACTAGGAAATAACACAACCCTATCATTGATGGCATCTACATTATATACATCACTGTTTAAATCGTTTCTTTTCGTATATTCTCCAGGCCTTGCAGTCATTGGTAATACATGGTTATCAGCATTCCTTTGAAAACTAATGTTTCCTGTATCGTTGTTTGTATCCATATAGTATACACCAGAGAACACACTATTGGTGTGTATATGTGATTGTGCCCAATCTCCTTGTGTATGTTTGACTGCCCAAGAGTTTGTCATTCTAAGTGTCATCTGCTCTGGTAGTCCAATTTCATTATGTGCAAACAATTTTATACAGTCCATAATCTTAATCTTAAATGTTTTCATAACATCTTCATCTAAGAGATAATGATTACTACTTAACCAACCATTGTCTGCTTCTGGACGATACCATTCTGTGTTATATACAAAATCACGTTGTTCTTCTGTTGTCTCAATCCCATCATGTACAAATAGTGGTGTGGGAAACAGGTTATGTACTTGATACTGGCTCATTTACTTCATACCCTTCTTCTCTTAATATATTTACCATTGCATCTCTTGGATTTGCAACAGTTGTATTCCCAGCAATCATAATACGAGAACCCTCGTGTTTTGCTTTTGGAACACTATGTTTATTATCCCCCTTGAAACATACTAACATGCCTGGCGTAGGGTCGATTGCAATATTCAACTCATCAAATATTAATGGGGGACAACCCTTTGGTGTTTGAATATAATATGAGAATGAACAAAAGGATGCACGATGGTCGTGTGATTGTGTAAAGTCCTCACCATTACCACGATACTCTGCACCCCACATATCACTTACAATATATTGGTGTTTTTTAATATCATCTAAGTTCATATAGTTTTCCCCAAGAAAAGGAATAACACCCTCTCTCATAATTATTCGAGCAAGTTTACCAAACTCTTCACTGTGCAAACACATATTCCATTCAGTCATAGGTGCTTTGACGTTTGACACATGCCCAATTCTATCACCTTGTGCAAGTATTTCATCAATCAATATTTGATGACTAAAATCACCATTCTTTTCATATTCGCTTAAGTCATATACACCAACAGTTTCAGCAGTATATAAACTCTTTGTTATCATTTCTTTTAACATTAAAAAAATCCTTCAAGTGTTGCAGTACCGTGTTTATCTGCGATGCGATTCACGTTACTTTTATTATGGTCTACACTATCACCTTTATGTTCATAAGGCATATCATCACATAGTGTATAGGAAGTCTCGCCTGGGCGTTTAATCTTCCATTGTAAGTCTTTGTCTTTTGGATAGTTGATATTCCAATCCATTGTAGATTGTTTTAATAACTTTCTGGACTTCTTACTGAGTGGGTATATGTAACGGAACTGCTTACCCCAAACACGACTAAAACCAAGTTCACCCATCTTCTCATCGGAAGGTCTTGGGCCATACTTGGTATCGTATCTGTTCATCTCTTTTTTCATCTTACGTTGAATGGTTCTAAAGTGTACTTTCTCGCCCTCATCTGTGACATAGACATCACTCCATATGAAACCACCATATAAGAAGTTTGCAGACTGATACACATATCCAGGCTTACCGACTATACCGTCTGCCCATGTATAAAGATATTTGACGTTTGGAGTGTTCTTCTTCATCCACTGAATTGTCAGACTTTGCATCTGAGACTCACTGTTTCGTGGCATAGACTCATCCATACACATTTTACCTATTTCATAATAGTCACAAGTAGAAAGTTCTGGGAACATCTTTTTGATAGTTCCCATTGGATTAGTTCCCCAACCCAATGTTAGAACTCCCACTAATTCATCATCAACATAAGCACCAAGATGATGCTTAGTCAATTTCGGCATTACTGGACTGTAATGACGCTCCTGTACGAATAGTGTCGCTACTCTGTAATCGATTTTCTTGACTATCATCATATAAACAAACTTGTTCCATTTCCATACACTTATTTAGAGGATTTCCGTACTGGTCGTTTTCACTGGATTGTGTGAAGCTGGTACAGTATCCCCACTAGGTTCTGGAAACCATTTAGTTATCTCTGTATGAACCTTTATTAACCGTTCACCAGTTTTTTGGTCAAGTACTTCGATAAATGTTTTATTCTCTGTTTTGAGAACAGTTTCAATCTTCATTAAGCATCTCCATTGTTTGATGTATAAACGATAACTGTGCATCATTGATTACTTCCCACATCTCCTCATCGAAAATGTCACGAGATTCATCATCTGCCCATTCTTCCGTATCTGTGTCATATGACTCTTTTGTGAGTCGTTCAGAGTCCTCAATCACACGGTCAATGACTTCATCATACTCTTCTTCGAAACCATCTATCAATTCATCACCTTCATAGACATTTGCACCATAGAAGTTTGGGCCTTCATCTTCGTATGTTAAGTATGACACTATTTTAGGGTCAAACTCTGATAGAATTGTTAATAGTTTAACAACACCCTCTTCTGGAGCACTCCATGCTGAGTATCCATAGAAGTCTTGTTCACTGAACTCTTCCAAGTAACTCCACTTAGGGCCGATGTGTTCTGTAGTCCAAGAATACTGTTCAGTATCTTCATACGTCAAATCACCCTCAACAAACATATCACTGAACCATGCTTCTCCATCAGTAGAACTACGAATGCGTTGATACATTTCATTTAGTTTCTCTTTTGCAGCATCATTTATCTTATGAAATGTTAGATTAAATCTTACATGATTAGCCATCTTGATGGTTCTCCTCTTCCCATTGATAATACATAGTTCGCAATACCGTACCAACATAAGGTTCGTGACATTCTTCACTCTCAGCATAGTTCATCATTTCTACTGCTTGTTCTTCTGTCAATTGACTAACTTCTTCTACTTTAAAATATTCACATACATCTGTGAGTGCCCAATCATATGCAAGTGCTTCGATTTGGTCAGACAGTTTATGTGTTTTTATTACTTGAAACGCCATTTATTATCTCCTTTTGCCCGTCATGGGGTCATTTGCTTCTTGTGATGAGAGAACTTGTAGTCCACCCTTATTATATGCTTGTCCTATGACAGCATTACCAGTATACACTGGTATCTCTTGTTTATAGGCATTACCTATACCATTCCCAACAGATGGGATATTATTGGCAGGGGTACAAGGAATTGAACCTCGTCTTAGTGGTTTGGAATCACTTGTGCTACCGTAACACTTTACCCCTTTAGATTTCGGTGCCTTACCTTGTACATAATCGACATACTCTTCAAGAGTAACGACTGAACAACGTATGGACTTTAAAAACTTATTGTGTGCCCTCCACTGAGTCTCGTACTTCTGTGGATTGACTTTCTTTTTCTTTTTCTTGCGAGTACTATTACTGTTGTAATATACAGGCATCAAATGCATACCGCTCATAATTAATTTACCCTATCAAATGGTGGAGTATGTGCATATATAACTTTTTGTTTGTGTTGACGTTGAAGAGCGTTGTAAACTTTCTTCCAATAGTTCTTCGCCCACGGAGATAGGTTCTTTTGTTTCAGAACTCCATCAACTGCATCAATCCGTTTATACAACAAACTATTTGCTGATAATGTCATGTGCAATACTCCATGCTTCAAAGTCCTTACCACCAATATTCCATTCACACTCTTCAGTAGGAATTCTTCCATACTTCCAAGAATAAACAGAGAATGGTTTATAGACTCTTTCATCATCGTCATCTCTACATTCTGCTTCAACAGTCCATTCACAGTTAACCTTTTCATAAGGGTCAGCATCTGTGTAAGTAGGTTCACCAAAAACCTCTACAAGTTTATCATATGTTGTAGTAACATATCCTTGTAAAGTTGCTCCATTTGTATTCACACCATCATAGGCGTCAAATGCAATTACTTTCATAATTTTTCTCCATAATATAGTTTATATTGTACCTCAAATAGAGGCTCTTGTCAAGAGTTTTTGATAAGAATTATACCACCAACAATCATCATAAACAATCCAATTGCTGCAATCTTAAGCATGTCTCCAATAGAGTTTGCATACTCCATACATTTACCATCACAATCACCAGCAGAACCTGCTACAATCATTAAACCAAACACAACTAGTAATCCACCAATTATCTCTCTCATATTTTCTCTCCTTATATTGTGTTCCAAAGGGTTACTTTATGTGCCCCTAAAACTTTTGCCATTGCATCTATTTCGTCACGCAATTCTTGTTCTGTAAAGGCATGCTTTGTATTGTAATCCATATCATCTTCAGTAAGTTTATACCACTTACCTTCACGATTACCTTTAGCATATTGAACACCACCTTTACCAACTCTTTTACCATTTTCTAATATCATACCTTTTCTCCCTCACCAAAAAATAATTTACGCATATCTTTGAACACTACATTATAAGCATTCGCTTCATATGCATACATATCCCAAAACGCATCATCATCCAAGTCACAGTGAACGCCAGGCGTTGCACAATGCTCTTCCCAAACACGATCCATTGCATTCATACCTTCTAGACAATCGCCACGTCCAAAACTTTTCATGGTTTCCCATGCAGTCGCAAAAGTAACTTTATCTTCGTAAAAACTAGGAATTCTAAACATAATTATCTCTCTTTCTCATTAACTATACCTATAGTATACATGTTTTAATAACAAATGTCAAGGCTTTATTTGGCCTATAACCCAGCAAATTTTGCAAGTGCCCATAACATAACAAATACAAATACTGCGAACCACATTAATGATTTAAGCATAACTCTCCTTTAGTTTACGTTTAATAGTTACTATACTATCTTCATTTGCCTGATATCTAATACCAATACCACCCTTTGCAACCCATCTTGCAATGTTATCTGGTTTATCATCAATTAGAATATTAGGTGTTCCATCGAACTTATTAACAGCATAGTGTTCTTTCTGTCCAGTAAAGATAAGGTTATCAATACTAGGCATGTAACCATACTTAGTCAACCAAGTTCTTTTCCAAAATGCAGAGTTGTCTCTATCACCTCTTAATGGTGAAGAACATATGCCCCAATCGTCTGTTAATGATTTTACGAAATCTACTAGTTCAGTAGATGTTTCATAAGGTCTTAGTGTATTGAAGAAATCAGTACCTTTGAGTGACATTATAGACTCCTCAGTTTTCGGTATTTTCTTCCAGTGTGGTACATTGAAGTACTCCTCTAGTCCCCCAAAGAAGTCGGCAATCACACCATCCATATCTAAGTATATTTTCATTCTCAATCCTTTCTTCATAATATACTATCATTATACATGTTTTTATAACAAATGTCAAGGCAATTCGCCAAAAAAAACCCACGAAAAACGTGGGTTTTCTGCATTTTATGTAAATATATGCCTTATTTTCGTGCTTTTTTCGCCAATTCTTGTGAAATCCAGCGTTTTGCAATATGATTTGACACCTTATTTCGGACTAATACCATGCATCTTTTCCATACCTTACTGAATATGTCCTCACCAGCATCATTATTGTCCACAATGACAAAGTTCTTATTACCAAACAACCTCTGGAATTTACCAATATTTGTCTGAACTTCTTTCCACATCTTTGCAACTTCCTTTTCTGGAAGTGTACGTTTGCGTTTTGCGTTACGTTCTTGTGCAGTATCTAATGATGTATTGACAAATATCATATAGCAGTCATACCCAAGTCCTTTTAACATTGATACCTGTTTGGATATCTTATCATAATCCTTACCAGTACCATCAATGATGTGTCCTAAACGTCCTTCGATATAGTTGGATTGCATTGTCTTAACAGTCTTTTTCGCCCTTACACGAATCTCTTGTCCTTGGTCAGAGTAGATATCTTCTGGTGTAGTATCTAATCCTACATCCTTGAGCATCTTCTCATAGACATCATCACTGTTAACAATCTTCATCCCTAGTCCACCAGTTGTTCTTCGAACAACATAGGACTTACCACTTCCTGGCCCACCTGCTAGAAAGATTGCTTTAAATATGTTGGGGTCGTAGACTCCCTCTTGTAGTTCGTTGAATGTTTTCATCTGTTTGTAGTCCTAACAACTCATTGACTTTATTTGCATATAACTGTTCCGTATATTTATCTACTTGTGATTCCTCAATCTGGGTTCTCCTTTGGATTTGCTTTTGGAAGTGCATTTTTTGAAGTCTGTTTTTGAGTTTGGTTGTCATATTGTTCCTCGTTGATTTTAAATGTTAAAGGTCTGTGCATAACGAATCGAGTTGTTTTGGGGCCTCCTTTTTAATATGTTACGTCACTGGAATCAGATGAACCGATTGGAACGATTTCATCTAACGGATTACCACTATCTTGTAGTGGCACACCAGTTGATGGTAACGGTTGTTTAACTGTGTCACGAATAACTTCCATATGAACTTTGTGTGTATATGCACCGTCACCTCTGGTGAATTCGTGTTTTAACTTTGATACAAGATAACGCCCACTGTAAATAGGGTCACGTTCATCTTCTGATAACATTCCTTGGTTTCTCATATCAATACCTACCATATCTCCTGCTTGCATTGATGTGTTTCCAGGCACTGTGATACGCAATGTAAGTGCAGATTGCATTGCAGTAAATCTTCCCATTCTTCTTTGTAACCATATGTCTGTTCCTACATAATCATATTGTCCATCATGTCTAGCAGAGTATAACCCATTAGGGGACTCTCTGTCAACAGCCTGCATGTATATTTTTGATTGGTCATAATCAGACAGTCTGTTGTCATAGTCATCTCTTGCTTCGGATGCAAGTGGTTTACTTTGTGAATTGTATAGGTTGAATTCGTCTACATGTTTATCTTCATCAAAATCATCAAAGTAGTTGTAGTTGAAGTTCTCTACCGTCTTGTTTACCAAGTCAATCATAAGAAGATTAGATGCATACATACCGTTTCTCATATTCATCATAACATCAGTAGAACCTGTCACACTCACACTAAGAAGATTGCCTAAGTTGGTAATCGTGTCTGGAGTTTTATGTCCTTCTGGTACAATGTTTGGAGTCTCTTCTCTAAACGTAAATCTAGGATTTTTCCTGTCCATCATACTATCAAGTGTTCTAAACCAATATCCTTTGACTGTTTCATAAAACAGGAATGTTGGAGCATAGTTATATTCTTTGGACAAACATCTTTTTGCAACACTATTGATAAAATCAAATGGACGTAAGTTTGGGCAAACAAACTTAAAATTATTTGATGTTTCTTCGTAGTAGAATTCTTTCTTGGAGTTGAGTAATTCCTCATCTCTGAATATTTTCTTAACAATATCCTTTGATGGTTCTCCCTCAAACGCTTGTGTGACTCTAATACGATTGGCACGAATAGCTTCTGGTGTGGTAAATGAAAGAGTATATGCGAATGTATTATCATTCACACCAACTTTACTATCTACTTTATAAATGTATAATGGGGAGTCTGTAAAATCAATTGCCATTGCACGAGAACTATCATCATCTGCGTTTGGAGTTACCAGACGTAGTTTTAATTTCTCTTGTCCAATGATAGGTAAGTTTGTAAGTAGATTGTTTGTGTCAACAATCGAAAGATCACCAGTGAGTGAATTCTTAAAGATATCTTCGTATATGTTTACTGATGCAAATTGGTCTTTTAAATCTATTACTGTACCACTAGCAGCATAGATTTCGCAGACATCAATTTGATACTCACCAGCGTACTTAATTTCCGCCATGTCTATCTACCAATTATCGCTTCAAACTCTGAACGTATTCTACCAATATATGTTGGTTGGATTAATCTTATTCTTCTTTTAGATTCCAATATTCTTTCCTCATATTCATAATTTGTAATTGCTGTTGCTCCAACAGGGATTGTTGTTGCACTGTCATTTGGAAGTTCTATAACAAACGATGTATCGCCTGATTCTTGAGAATATTCATAGTGATGAATCTCATCTACATTACTATACTTAGACTTTACAAACTTTTCAAATCTATCTACTGACATGGGCCAGTCTGTATATACATCTTTAATATTATTTGCTATCAGAACAACCCAATGCAGATTTGAATCACCATAGTAATCATGTGCAATCTGTTCTGGTGTCGAACCATCTGGTACATCGTACATATCAAAATTTACATAATTCAATAACGTAGAGTCATTAAATTTAGCCCTACGAGTAATATCAGTCATGTCTACTAGATTACCATCACCTTTGATATCTATACTAACTTTTGGAAACTTTCTAAAATACATATATTAAAATCCTATTCCAATTTTTTCTTTTGTCATAATCTCTAGTTCTTTAAATGTCATAGTAAGTTCTACTTCAGTAGGTTGATTGTCTTTAAAGAATTGTGGACGGTCGCCACCATACTTCACATCTACTGCTTCTAATGCACATGTACCAATTTTATGAAGATGCTCTTCTGGATGATACCTAATATCAAATGTTGAAGGTGCTTTAAGAGTTCTACCCAATGAGTCGTTTGTAAACTCAGGCATAGAATGCAATCTGAACATAGTTACAATACCTTCAATCAACTCTGCTTCTACTGAAGAACGTGGAAGTAGTCTGAATGAGAATTGAAATGAACGTCTATCAATACCTTCAAATTTCATTTCCGTTCTGTTATTTGTAGTTTGACCAGATGCAATTGCTAATGCAGCCTTAGCACCAGTTGCACCAGCACCTTCTAATGCTGAAGCAGCAGTGTTTGCACCTTCTTTTTTAAGTGTTTCCCCAACTGCACCGAAATCAATATTCTTAACACCACCAGCAAAACCTTTATATCCAGCTAATCCAGCTGCAACTATCATTCCCATTTCTGCTTCACCGTAGTTTGCTTTCTGAGATACTTGTATCTGACTTGGCATGTATAATGTAATTGAACCTAATGCTCTTCGTGTAGGAGCTCTTGGTACAGAACCTTTATTTCTTGTTGGGATACCCTTTGGATTTAGATTATATGCACCAACATTAAATTCTGCTTTAGCACCAACTTGTTCGTTAATCATAAACTCGACATAGTGGTCAGTTCTAGATAATACTCCAACATCAGATGGGTATGTTAACGAACCAGCTCTAAACTTTTGAGAGGCAGTAGTTGCTCTGTTGCTCTTTCTACCTAGTCCCATTCCGTAATCGTCATACATGTATAAATATCCTTGTTAGTAATTCTTTAAAGTATTTATAAGGTTTGTGATGGCATATAGTGGTAGATTCGTTCCAATTAATCAAAAGAAATATAAAGGTGA